CATTAAATGTGTCTTTGCATATACTTTATAACTAAATCTTATTGCGTCTTTAATAAAATCTAAACCATATACTATTTCGCTATTATCAGTACCTCTTATTGTACTAAACTGATTTCTATTTTCGTTTCTTTCTGCAAATTTTTTAAGGGTAGGATTTGTGTCGTGTATATCTCTATGGAAGATATTTCTCATTGGATCAATTTCAGGTATCCAACCTTCGTGGTAAATATAACAATCAAACGGCCAATTATATGTCTTGTAAAATCTATGTGCGTAATAATCGTATAGTTTTCTATTAAGACTAGTTACTATTGCTATTTTCATAACCTACCTTTTGTATAAAATAACTATCTGCAATGTCTGATATAGGGTTACCTACCTTATCAGTATCAAATAATTTCTTCAAATCAATATTAGTTTCTTTATAAAATGCTTCGTACATCATATCCTTATCAGCATTACCTTTACCTGTTGCACCTTTTTTAACAACACTAGGTACAATAGTATCATAAGGTATATTTAATTCTTGTAATCTATATTTTAATATACCACAATTTTCAGCAATTTGAAATAGTGCTTGACCTTTTGAACCGAAGGAATATCCTTCTATAAAAACTTTGATTGATTTTGGTAATTTAGATATAACCCAACTAGAAATATTAGAAAATCTTTCTATTGGTGTATTGTATTCTTTATGTTCTTCACCTATAATATTATCAGCAATTTTGCCTAGGTGTTTCTTTTTCTTTGTTAAATAATAAAACATAATATTCTTTCCATCATTGACACAGACACAAGGACTGGTCAAACTATAATCAATTCCAACTATCGTGGTCTGCCTCTTCTGGTATTTCGTGTTCACTATCTTCCTCATCTTCTACTTCATATCCACAGAAAGGACAAGTCCAAGGTTCTATGTCGTTTTTATCTTCGTCCCAACTTACACTATATTTAGTGTTGCAATTGGAACAATGTTTGTTTGTCTTAATCATAGTAGTTTTGTTTTAAAAAATCTTCATAACTAGGAAGTTTTGACGCTTCTCCACTCCATAATGCTTTTTGATCCTCTAATCTATCAATATATGGTTTCAAAATTTCTTTTATTTCATCTATACTTTTATGAGTACGATATACTGAATTAGGTAAATCATCTGGTGCCCAATTACAACCAGCTGCTATAAAGTGTAAACCACTATTACCTTTTTGTTCAGGTGGATCAACAGGAAATTCAAAATACTTTGATCTTTGCAATGCTGCCATTAAATATCCTAACATAACTTTAGGTTTCATATTTCTTAAACTTGGTTCCCATACCCTATTATTATTTGCTTTCCAATATGGTGTATCATTTCTTGTTGACATAGCATAATGTAATCCTACAAATTCTTCAAATCCAGAATAGATTGTTTTACAAGCAAAAGTATGATTATCTCTATCCCATTGTGTAATTTCACCTCTTCTTAAATTTCTAACAAGTTCTATCAAAAATTCGTGTACTGAAAATAAACCATTACTTTCTAACGGTTCAATAAACCCAGCAGATAAACCTATTGCAACAACATTTTTCTCAAATAATCTTTCGTGTATACCTGTTCTCATATGAATATATCTGTATTCTAAACTTTCTACATCACCGCCCCAAGTATTTTTTAAATGAGTTTTAAATTCTTTTAAAGCAGTTTCTTTATCTACAAATTTATCACAATGTACATAACCAGTTCCCATTCTAGTCCATAGAGGTATGTTCCACGACCAACCGTTTTCTAATGCTGTGCAATTAGTAAATGGTCTTAATTCATTTTCTCTATCTCTATAAGGTATTCTTGTTGCCCACGCCTTATTATTAGGTAAACCTTTAATAGGTTCAAACGGTACTTTCAATGCGTCACCTAATAACATAGATTTAAAACCTGTACAATCAACATATAAATCTGCCTTATGTTTTTTATTTAAAGATACAATACCATCTTCATCTTGTTCAATAGTTTTTACATCTTCTAATATATGTTTAACACCTCTAGGAAAACAATAATGATCTCTCAACCATAATCCAAATTTAGTAGCGTCAAAATGATATGCAGAATCTTTAGCAGTTTCAAAACCAAAAAATTCCATTGTACCTTTATTTTGTTTTACTAGGTGCATAACAGGACAAAAACATTGAGCATAATCTGAAACTGGTGTTTTAGGATCGTATGCCTTTTTCATCCACCAATCGTTATAATCTGTTAATGTACCTTTAGTTATAACTTCACCAAAAGGATAATGAAATTGTGCCTGATTAGGACCACCTTTATCTACACCATTAAAGTTTGTAAAACCGATACTATATTTTATAATGCCGTCTGTATGTTTTAAAAATTCTTTATCGTCTATGTCTAAAAACTTTGTCCATTGTTTAACTTTACCTATTGTACTTTCACCTACACCTACCGTAGGATAGTTAGGTGATTCTAAAACGGTTATATCTCTATCAGGAAATGCCTTAATCAAAGTTGCAGCCGTCATCCAACCTGCACTTCCACCACCTACTATTAAAATCTTATTACTTTTCATAATATAAACTCCTTATAATTTAAATTTTTTAAATTGATCTTTCTTAACGTCTTGTTTTATGCCACCTATTACATAACTTTCTATTTCTGTTTCTTGTGGTGCGTTTTGTGTACCTTTACTATTTAACCAATGATCTGTCCAAGGCAAAGGATTAGTCTTTTGGTCGTAAGCAGGTGTTAATTGTATTGCTCTCATTCTTCTATTTGCTGTATATTCTACAAATTGATGTAATAATTTTTCTGATAAACCTATCATAGAACCTTTAGAGAACAAATAAGTTGCCCAACGCTTCTCCTCTTGTACTGCCTCATCATACATTTTATAAACTTCTTTTTCAGTTTCTTTTATAATCTTATGAAAGTCTTTGTCATTTTCAAAATCTTTCCAGTTGTTAATTATTCTTTGCGACATTGCAAGATGTTGACTTTCATCTCTAGCAATAAATGATATGATCTTAGCAGAACCTTCTAGTTTTTTTAATTCACCAAATGCAAAAGAACAAGCAAATGATACATAGAATCTTAAACCTTCTAATATATTTACCGTTACCATTGCAAGATATAATTTTTTCTTTAGTTCATATAGATCAACTTTTTTATCTGTTGCCCATTTATATCCTAATTCAATAAGTTCATCATAAGTTTTAGTTACTGACTTACTTCTCTTTTCAATTTTTTCATCTTCTATAATAGTATCAAATACATCACCTGGTTGTGAGTATAAGTTTTTAATAATGTATGTATAACTTCTACTATGAATTGTTTCCATAAAGTCCCAAGTTATAATAGCACTTTCTAATTCTGGTAAAGATACAAAAGGTAAAAATGCTAGACAAGGTCCTCTACCTTGTACACTATCTAACATAGTTTGATACTTTAAGTTTGATGTGAAGATAAACTTTTGTTCTTCTCTTAATTCTAGGTAATCGTTTCTATCTTTTTGTAAAGATACTTCTTCAGGTCTCCAAAAATATCCTAATTGTTGTTGAGTTAACTTATCAAAAATAGGATACTTCATAGTATCATATCTTTGTACTGCAAGATCAGGACCAAAAAACATTGATTGTTTTGTTGCGTCTAAATTTTTATCTTTGTTAAATACTGATTTCATTTATATTGTACACGAGTCGCAATTCTCGTCTTCCTCTTTCTTTTCTGGTTCTTTTGTTTCATCTATCCAACCAATTCCGTGTACTGGTTCGTCAATATCTTTTTTAGCGTCATAAGTATTTTGATAATAAGAAGTCTTCCAACCTAATTTATAAGTTGTCAATAAATCTTGTGCCATTACTGATACAGGCACTTGATTGTCTTCATAATTTTCAGGATTGTATGACCAATTACCACTTATCGCCTGGTCAAAATACTTTTGCATTACAGCAACGATATTTATATATCCTTCATTCTCTTTCATATCCCATAATAAACTATAATTATTTTTTAATCTCTTATAATCAGGTACTATTTGTTTCAAAGGACCTTTTTTACTTTTCTTAACACTTAAATAATCTCTAGGTGGTTCAATGCCGTTTGTAGCATTTGATACCACACTAGAGGATTCTGATGGCATTTGGGCCGTGAGTGTGCTATGTCGTAGGCCGTGTTCTTTAATTTCTTTCCTTAACCACTCCCAATCATAAGTTAGATTACGATTTACAATCTCATCCACTTCTTTCTTGTAAGTGTCTATGGGAAGAACACCATCTGAATATTTTGTTTTGTCAAAGTAATCACACTTGCCTTTTTCTTGTGCGACTTCTTTACTTGCTTTTAATAGATAATACTGAAATGCCTCGGTAAGTTTATCAACTTGTCTCCACGCCATTTTCTGGTCGTATCTATAACCTTTTTTAGCAAGATAATGTGCAAGTCCGATATAACCTATACCTAAACTTCTTCTTGCCTTTGTAGATATTTCAGCAGCATTTATAGGATACTTTTGATGATCTATAATTTCATCTAACGCCCTAACTGCTAAATCACATAAAGGTTCTAATTCTTCTCTTTTGTTTATTAATCCCACATTGATAGCAGATAAAATACATAGTGCTATTTCACCTTCTTTATCAATGTGTTGTATGGGATCAGTAGGGAGGGTAATTTCTTGGCATAAGTTTGACATAGTTATTCTATCTTTAAAAGATGAGTGGTCATTACAATGATCTATATTCATAATGTATATACGACCTGTTTCTGCTCTTTCTTTTAATATGTCAAAAAATAAATCTTGTGCTGATACTTTCTTTTTAGTTACAGATAATTTTCTTTCTGCCTTTTCGTATAGTTCATCAAATTGTGGTGTACCCCACGCTTGATATAATTCAGGTACTTCGTGTGGTGAAAATAAAGTTATATCTTCTTCATTAATAAATCTTTCATAAAATAATTTAGATAGTTGTATAGAGTAATCTAATTTTCTAACTCTATTATCTTCGGTACCTTTATTGTTTTTTAAAACAATGATGTCTTCTATCTCTTGGTGCCAAATAGGAAAGTGTACGGTAGCAGAACCACCTCTTACACCGTTTTGTGTACAACATTTAACGGTTGATTCAAACTTTTTAAGAAACGGAATAACACCTGTGTGTTGTACTTCACCACCTCTTATTCTACTATTAATGCCTCTAATTCTACCAGCATTAATCCCAATCCCTGCTCTTTGTGCCACATATCTTCCGATTGCCATATCACTAGAAAAGATACTAGGTAAAGTATCATCAACATCCACCAACACACACGAAGCATATTGTTTGATCGGTGTTCGGACACCTGCCATAACAGGCGTTGGTATATTGATTTTAAATTGAGATATTGCGTCATAATATTTTTTAACATAACTCATCCTTTTATTTTTTGGGTACTTTGCAAATAGTGTTGCCGAAATCATCATATACATAAATTGTGGTGTTTCAAAAACTTCACCACTTGATCTATCTTGTACTAGATACTTGTCAATAACTTGTCTTAATCCTGCGTAAGTAAAATCATAATCTCTATTATGATTAATCCAGTTCTCCATTCTATCAAAATCTTTTCTTTCATATAAGTTTAATATAGAAGAATCATAAACACCTTTTTCAATACATTTTTTAGTGTGGTCGTATATGTGTGGGTGATCCCAAAGTTTATCTATGACTTGTTTTCTTAAACTATAAAGTAATAATCTGGCAGCAACATACTGATAGTTAGGAGTTTCTAGTGAAATTAAATCTGCGGCTGACTTAATTAAAATTTGTTGAATTTCATCTGTGGACATACCATCATAAAATTGTAGACCACTTTGCATTTCTACTTGTGAAGCAGATACACCTTTTATATCTTCTACGGCATACTCTACCATATCGTGTATCTTTTGTATATTTAAAGGTTCTCTTCCTCGGTCTCCTCTTTTAACTACATTGATTGTTTCTTGTGCGACCATATTTCCCCCTTAAATTTTTTTCCATTGACTTATTTTTGTTAGTGCTGATAATTGTCTGTAAGTGTTTTTACTTATAATATCTTCAACTTTGGCGGGAGATAATCCATTCATAATCATATCGTTTACATCTTTGAGTTGTATATCATCTGGCCATATAACTATATTATAATTCTTTTCAATCACATTATACATTCTTTTTATTATTTCTTTATTTCTTGGTTCGTTATCAAATATGTATGTAACTTTTTCATTAGAAATTTTATTATTTAAAAATAAATCTGCCCCAGCAGCAGCGACACAATTGCTAATAAAAAAACTATCAATCGGACCTTCAACGATCTTAACCTCCTGGGTAAAGTTGACTCGTTCAAGCCCAAAAATTTTTTGTTTCTTTTCATCTAATTTTACCGTTAGATATTTTGGTTGTTCTTTTCCGAAAGCACGACCTTGAAAAGCAAACAATTTGCCTGTTGTGTCAAAGAACGGTATAATAAGTCTAGGATGATCTTTAATAACTTTGTAAGTGTTAGGTTTTACTTTGTTAACTAAAGTCATAAACTTATTACATAGATATAAAATATCAAAATACTTTTCAGGTATCTTTCTTTTTACAACATATAATCTAGCAGGATGATCTTCAGGCAAATCAGATATAGATTTCAGATCATCTAGTATTGTTTGATCTTTAAACTTGACAGGTTTAAAATCAAACTTTGGTGTCGGTGTCGCAGGTGCCGATCCTTTGTATCTCTCTAAAATATATTGTGAATATAAAGTAGGGTCTACAAATTTTAAAAAGTTTGCAAAATTTTGTCCTTGTCCACAATTATGACATTTAAAGAACATATCATTTTTTACTCTATAAAGATATGCTCTTGCTTTTGTTTTTGATTTTTTCGAATCACCACAATGGGGACAACGAAAATTAAATAGATAATCAGTTTTCTTTTTAAACTGCTCTAATCTTCCAGAAACATCATTAATAAATTTTAGATCAATATAACTTGACATAGCAATTATTAATATACACTAATTGCCCGAAAAAGTCAATGCTAATTTAATCCTGTTCCTGACATCATTTGCATAATAAATTTAAAGTTTTTAGATAGTATCCAACCAATTGCAAGGAATCCACCTAGTATAATCCATCTATATTTCTCTAGGACTCCTACACGGCCGCTTATATCATTTCTCAAAGATTTGATTTCTATTAGAAGTCTTTTCTCAACCTGGTCCATTTCTCTTTGTAGGTCTCTAAAAATATCATCTATTTCACTATCTCTATCTTTTAATTTCTTAAAGATAATCTCATCAACTTGTTCTTGTCTTTGGATTTTTTCTTCGTGTACTGCTAGCATAGACTTAATAGATGTAGAAACATCTGTAAGTTTATCTATAGCAGTGTCTAAACGACCTTGAATAGAGTTAACATTCTCTAGTTCTTGTTTGAGTTTTGCTAAATCTACTCTTATATCAGTTGTACCGTTATCTGGCATATTAACCACCTAACGGATTATTAGATTTAATCTGAATTTCTTTTATTTGTAATTTTAGTAATTCTATTTCTTTACTATTGACTTCAGCTTTTGTGTCAGTTTTTGAAATAGACTCTTTATTTTCTTTAACATTATTTGCTACTCCGTTTACACTTGATTTAGTTTCGTCAATTTGTTTTACAATAGGTGCAAAATCAACTCCTTGATTCGCTTCTATATTATTCAAACGAGTAGTGATTTCACCATACTTTACAAAACCACCACCAATTGCAACAACAGCGGCTATCAAAGCGGCTATACTTGCAAGGTTGTCTTTTAGTTTGTCTAACATCTTATTACCCTTTTTTAAGTTTTTGGATTTCATAAATCAATCTTTGTTTTTCTATATCAATTCTTTTTAATTCAGATTGTTTGATTGATATAGGATCATTATTACTATAAGCATTCAAATTGACATTACCATATATCTGCTTTTGTCCTATATTTAGTTGATTAAAGAAGTCTGGATTGCCGTCATCTAATTTAATTGTATCTTTTAATTTAATATTAGAGTATGAAGACAAATTAGCGCCTTGTGATTGTATTCCTTTTAAGGTAACATACTGAACCGCTTTTACTTGATCGTTTACATTTTTTAAAGTCTGCTCTAATTTAGCAATAATTTTTTTTACTTTGACATTTATGCCGACAACCTCCTGTTTATCATTGCTAGTTGCCTTATCATCCACAATTTCCTCATTGTTCGTCTCCGTCTCCGATCTTTCTGTTTCCGTATTTTCATCCATAGTAGATTCCTCGTTATTAGTTTCTCTCTCTTGTTCATTCTCCATTGTCTTCTCACTAGTATCCTCAGTTTTTGCATTTGTCTCGGTGTTAGCATTTGTTTCTGTCTCCGTTGATTCTTCGTTAATTTCTTCTTCTTTGACTTCTTCGGTTGCTATTTCTTCTTCATTAGGTATCTCCTCTTCTTTAACTTCCATTTCTATTTTACCTTCTTCTATTTTCATTACCGTTCCTGTAGGCATAAGTTCTTCAAATTCCTCTTCTATGATATTTGTTGCCTCTTCAAAAAATTGTTCTTCAGTTATATTTTCTTCTATCAAAGCAGTTTCAAATGTTTCTATAAGATTTTCTTCTTTTAATATTTCTATAAATGTTTCTTCAAAAGTAACTGCTAATTCTTCAAAT